CTCTTAATACTGGAGTGTCATTAAGAAAAACATCTTTTAATGCAGCATTATTGTATGCAGTTGTACCTTTTGTTCTCCCTTCTTTTGATGCTGTTGCAAAACCTTCTATTTCTCCTTCTGAAACAAGGTCAAGAAAAGTAGCAAACTGTCTACTGTGAAGAGTATCAGGTTCTCTGGTCGGTTGCGGAGGCGATGGAGGTGGATCATTACCTTTTGCACCTCTAATAAGATGTTTCTTTTCAATCATGCCTGTACCTGTTCAGTATCAATACCACCACTTATTACAACACTACCAGTAAATATCTCTCCGTAAACTAGAGGAACAGGAGTTCCTGCTCTTCCTGTCTGTTGCGTTCCACCAAAACTAAATGATAATCTAGGATCTTCTTCTGATTCAAAACTAGGAGGTTTAGGAACAGGAAAAAGCATTTCGCTAACACCTGATAGAACTAAATATGCTCCAACATAAGCTATTGACTTATTTAAAAATGCACCGCCTAAAACACTATTTTGAAATGTAATACCTTGAGAAAAATTAAAAGTTGCAAAACCGCCAGTGAAAGCAACAAGTCCTATTAACGCTGCTCCTAGTAATATTTTTCCAACACCCCTACCAGCACCAGTAATAACAGGAATAAAGTGTATATCTTCCTGTCCAATAGGATGAGCTAACTCTGATTCATCTACTGCATAATTACCAACTTTTACCTGATAATGTTTAGGACTCATGTATTTCTCTACACCTTCAAAATTATTTATCAGAAAACTAACAGCATGAGCTAAAGTATCTGCTTTTACTTCAAATTCTTTATGTCCTACAAACTTTGCAAGTTCTCCATATAATTTTATTTTACGAAGCATAACGATACCTCTTTCCTGTACATTTTAACAACCACGGAGAATATGGTTCTCTACAAGATAGTCTATCGGTTAAATGATGAAGTACATCATCTCCTAGAAAAATAGCTACATGATTTAAAGTTGAATCTAAAATACTCATCAATAAAACATCTCCAACCTGTAATTTTTCATCTGGTCTAAGTTCTCTAAATCCTGTTCGCCAAGCATAACTTTCAAATAAAGGATCTTTCATAAACTCTTCTGGAGTAATAGTTCTTTCATAATCTTTCAACTCTATACCTCTTTCTTGTTTGTAATAATCTCTTACCAAACTCCAACAATCTGTAATACCCCATACCCATTGCCTGCCAAGTAAAGGTGCTTCATATCCCTGCGGTTCATAATATCCCCATTTCTTTGTTTTTGGATTAACAATATGCCACGGAAGTCCACTTTGTTCACACGCAACTTTATCTGCCTGACTAGCTTCTGGAGGTGTTGTCGGATGACTATGAACAACAGCAGTTACTTCTCCTAAATTAGTAGCCTTCACATAATCTTCTGGATCGAGAATAAAACATTGATGTGCTGTCATTGAAAGATTACGACAAGGATAATATCTTTCTTTTCCTCGAATATTTAACAAAAGACCAACAGATTCCTTTGGATCTTCTGTTTCAGCATGATTAAGTGCAGCTTCTTTCCAATTCATGTTGCAATCGTACCAATAGAAGGAAACTCTGCTCTAGTGCATTGTCTATTTGGAGCACGAATACCAGCAAGATCAAATACAGATGCTAATTCAAAAGTTACCACATCTCTATTTTCTGCTGATTTTCTATCTATTTTATATATTTCCTGCGGAAACTCTGCTGTAGAATCTGGTGTTCCGTAAGGATTTATGTCTCCAGGAAAATTAACAGCATCTAAAAATCTTGCAAGAGTTCTTATACGAGTAACAGTTGCACCAGTGAGATCATTACCAGCAGTTGTTGTATTTACGCTAAGTAAAATAGCTGTAATAGTTCCTAGTGCATTACTGACAGTTAATGTAGGTCTTGGAAGTTGACCTTTTTGAAAAGCAAAACCTTCAGCTTCTATTGGAAATCTTTGATAACTATTACCAGCCCAAACTATTTCTCCATTATCTTTTAGACTACTACCTGCATGAAACCTGTAAATAGTTGTAGCACCATGCAAACTATTATCAAGTTGTAAGGTAAAAAGCTCGATTATTGCTGACGGATTTATATTTTGAAGATTACTAACAATAGCAGCACTACTCATGGTTCAAACACCTCTCTGAATGTTGCTTGGATCGTAGCTCTATTGTTATATGGTATAGATTTTGACCAAGTTTCGCAAACATATTGACCAGCACCAGATAAAGTAATTGAAACATTACCACTATTAGTAGCACTGGCAGCAGCAGTAACAGTAAAAACATTTGAATCAGTAACCGAAGCAACAAGAAAAGTGCCATCAGTTGCAGATCCAGAAGTGTAATCAATAGTAAGTTCATCGCCTACAGCCACACCATGACTTGAAATTGTAATTGTTACTGTAGTACCTGATTGAGAGTAAGTTCCTGTTTTTGTAAACCCTTCTCCTGGTGGAGTAAAAGTAAAGCTGGCACTATCATTTGCTCTACTATCAAGAAAGCCTTCTATGGTATCTGCATCTGTTTCCGATACGTTGAAAGTAAGATTATATATTTTTGGGTTTTGATGAGCAGCAAGTCCAAATAATATTCTATGCTCATAACCATCAGCAAAACGAACTGTTCTAGTATTTGGTGCGGATCTTTTCTGCTGTCCATAAGTTGGTGTGATTGATGGAAAAGTAGCCATTATGCAAGTAAACCTCCAGGTCTTTTCTGCTTAATTAATTCTGTCTCTATAGCTGCTGATAATGCAAGTCCTAATGCTCTACCTTCTCCTTCATCTCCCTCTACATTAGAACCAGAAGCATCTACATTAACAACAACACTTGTAGATCCTCCACCTAATTGATGGTTTGGTGTAATCATTCCAGAAGATCCAGGAGTAAATAGTTCTGGCCCACGTTCTCCAACTATGTAACTTCTACCTCTGCTAACTGGCCCACCTTCTGCTCTGAAAAAACTACCTATTCCAGGTAAACCTCCTAAAGCTGAACTTACAGCAAATCTAATTAATGATCTTTGTATTTCTGCAAAAACACTACGGGCAACATCTCCTAAAGTTTTGGTTCCTTGTATAGCTCCTTCAATAGCAGTAACAATTCCATTTTCAATGCTAGAAGCAATATTATTATAAAGATCTAATGTTATCTGTAATGAGAAGTTTTGTTTTTCTAATTTCTCATTCACTTCTAATTGTTTTCTTGCTTTAGTCGTTAAATCATTCAAGGCTTTGTCATCAAGATGACTATTATTTTCTTTAATAACAGCTATAGCAGATTCAATTCCAAAAGAACTTTGTAAGGCTTCTTGTTTTTTCCTTAAATTACCTTCTTCAGTTTGTAAAACTTGTAATACTTTATCAGCATCTCCTCCACCAATACCTAAATTACTATCAATACCTGATCTTTTAAGTAATGAATCTAAACTTCCTGATAATGTTTTAAGTTGTTCATCACTTCTTCCTCCAAATTTAAAACCTCCAGGACCTACGTCAGTATCTATTACACCTATAGGAGTTTGTTGTTTTAAAGTTCCAGATAAAAGACCTAAACCAAATTCCTTTGCACTTCGAGGATTTTCTTTTATAAATTGTTCAAATGCTTTAGGATCTCCTTTTTGTAAGGCTCTTAATTGATTACTAATTCTTGATTCTAAAACTTGCCTTCCCACAACATTATTAATAAGATCAACAACTTTTGCTAATGGTCCTGCTGCTAATATTTGAAATTGAGTTGTTAATATTCCAAACTGTCTTGATAATTCTTCCATTTCTGTACTGAATTTTTGAACATCTTTTACCGCAACTGCTCCTAAAGAATTACCTAAATCTCTAGTAACAAGTTCATTTAATTCTGCTTGTCTTCCCTGTCTTTTTAATGCTTCTGCTTGTTTTTGTATTGCTTTACTACTGAACAGATTACGATCTGTCATCATTTTTAATGCACCTTCAGTAGTATCTAATGCTTTACCAAATTCAGTTAAACCTTTTATAAGTCTATCTATAGCAGCACCAACAGATGTACCAACAAGAGATAATGCAAATCCAAATTGACCACCTAAAATGCCACCTGCACCACCGCCTAAACCACCACCAGCAGCAGCACCTAATCCTTGACCAAATAACAAAGGAAAAGCTCCACCAATAAGTGCATTTGATAATGCTTGACTTCTAATAGCCCTATCACCACGAGTTCTTCCTCTTCTAAATCTTGCAAATCTTGCTCCTGGCTGCTCTAATAAATCTTGTCTTCTTTGAATACTTTGCCTACTTCTTCTTCTTGCAGTTTCATCTTTATCTAATTGCACCCGTTTCGCTCTCGCATTTAATATTTCATTCTCTATTTTTGCCTCTGCTTCTAATTCTTTAATTTTTTTTGTTCTAATAGTATTTGCAATATTTTTAATTTCTTGATTTTGAATCATATATAGTTCTGCTCTTTCATCTAACTGTTTATTAATAATTGCATTTTGTTGTTGTTGTAATCTATTCCCTTGTAATGTAGGTTTTAAAGCATTTTGAACTGCTTTCGCTTCTTCTTGTTGTTTCATTACAAGGTCAGCTTTGTCATCTAACAAAGCATTTATTTCTGCATTACTACGACCTAAAGAATCTCTTGATGCAGCAAAAGGAGATGATGTTGTTGTAAATTTATTTTGTAATACAGGTCTTTTAACTTGTTTTTGTTGAATATCTTCTAATAATTGATTTTGTTGTTTTAAAGTTTCATTAACTAATTGAGTAGCTTTTGCAAAATTTTCTGCTGCTTTTGTTGCTTGTGGAGTACCAACAGCAGAATCTCTAAAAGCTTTGTTAGCCTCGTTTAAAATTTTATTAAGATTACTAATACTAGGAACAGCACTTCCATTGACGGATTTTGCTAACTTATCAATAGATTGATTAGCACCTTTAATAGTATCTTGTGATTTTTTTATATTGTCATTAAATTGTTTGAGCTTTTGTGCTCTGATTTTTACTTCAAGATTTATTCCGTAATTAGCCACTTATTGGAAAATCAAAACATTTCTTTTATATTACCTCTTTTTAGTTCTTAAAGCACTAGCTCTTTGTGTTTGATCTTTTTGTCTTTCTAAATCTTCTCTTTCTAAATCATTAAAAGCAATCCAACCTAATAATTCTTCAACTGTAAGTTCCTCACATAACTCACTTACAGTCTTACCTAACTCTTTTGCTAAAGAATAAATAAATCTCCAATCATTATTAGCTTTTCAAATCAGCCTTCGCTGTTTCAACCCCCTTATCTATTCCAGCTTCAATCATTGCTAATTGTATTTCTTGTAAAATATTTGCTTCAATTTCTCTTCTTAAAGAAGCTTTATCTCCATCTTGAAATATTCTATTTCCATCTTTATCTAATGCTTTTTCTATCATAAGTTGCAAAGCATAGTTATTTGCATCATCAGAACCAGTTTTCTTTTGAATTGATTCCCTTTCGGCAATAGTTAATGGATGCCAATAAATAGTAAGGATAATCTCATCATCTTTTTTTACATCATGTTTATAAAGTTGAGAAACTCCAAATTTGTTTTTTAAAAGATCAACTGCTCTAGTCATAAAATTAGTATACCTACTTTAGTATACTAAGCGTTTGCGGTAAATTGGCAAGATATTAAGCCAAGAAAGTGTGAAGAATCATCAGTATCTACGGGAGCAGGGCCAGAAATATCAGCAACTCTTGGGGTACAACTAAATGTATCAGTATAATTAGAAGCGTTAACAGAAGTAAGTCCATCAATTACAGCCTCACCTAATGTTGCCAAAGTACCTGAACCTTTTCCTTTTGGAACATAAATATTACATAAAACCACACCAGAATAAAAATCAGAAGCAGCACCTTGATTTTGAACTGTTGCTTGTGCAAAATCTATTGACATAACAATATATTTTTTAGTTTTTCCAGGAGTTTTATAAACCATATTGTCATAAACCATTTCAACAGTGGCATCTACTGCTGCAACTGCATCTGTTACTGCTTTTTCAAAAGCTGCTCTTGTGTTAACTAAAGTCATTACTGTGAAGAATCAGGAACATCTGTAATATTTGTATAACTTACAAAACTTCTATTAGGATCAGCAAATTGTCCAATACCACCTTGACCACCTTTAAAGGACTCAAGAGCCAATCCAATTTTTGCTTTCCTATCTGAAAATATTCTATCCATATCAAATTTAAAATCTTGTTTAAAATATCTTACTATGTGATTTCTCGAAGAAGCTAAAGCATAAGCTGAATATTTTGCTTTGTTACCTATATAAAACCTTTCATAAATGTTGAAATTATAATTGATAGAATTTATAAATCTTGGAGCTACTTTAGCCTGTGAAGATGTGTTGCCTTTTCTTGTTGGTTTAATATTACTCCACGGAGCAACATTTTCTCTTCTATCTTCAGGAACAGGTCTGGATCGACCAACTGTCCAACTAGATGCAAAAAAACCAGTATCTATAGGACTATATGGATTTTCTTTCCTTGATAATTTTATAAGTGCTTCTCTAACAAAAGTATTCAAATCTGCATTTAATTTATTTTCAAATTCTTTTGCTGGATTTGCTTTTAAAAAATCTTTAGCCATTAGAACCTCACAAGAATAGTAAATAAATAAGTTTGTCCACCTTGTCTTGTATCTATATTAATTATCTGCCCAACTCTTGTAGATCCAGCATAAGTTAATGTAATTTCATCTTGAAAATTAGGTTGATTATCACCTATTAAATCAGGTGTTATATAAACTTTTGCTTCTCTTTTTTCTCTACCATCATCTTCTGTAGATTGAACAAACTCAACAGGAACTTTGATGCTGTAAGTTGTATCGCTTGTAGAGTAAACACCTGTACTTGTGTTATAACTGCCAGATGCTTTTCTTGTATAAACAATAGAAGAATCAAAAGAATCTCCTAAATCAGCTACAACTTGTTTCGCTACATTTTTTAATAATGAATCTAACTGACCTGCCATTATCCTCTAACCACCCTCATTTGAAAACTACCAGCACCACCTAGCATATATGCTCCAAGATAACTTTGTAACCAAGGATAAACATCAAGAATATTATTTACAGATCCAGTTCCTTGACTTGCAGTATTGTACTTAACTTGAATATCTCCCAACCTAACTTCTTCAAAATTTCCATCTTTACCTGTAGTACCTGTAATAGCATCAGTATCATTTGCCAATGCCCTAGCTAATTCATATTGTGCATATTTAATACCATTAGGAATTTTAGAACAAGCTAGTTCAACACCATCTACCTGATAATTATTTCTTGGAAACTTTAATGCTTGTCCATCATCACATCTATCTCCATAAAAAACTAAAGTATCAATCCATCTGGTAGCTGATATTAATGCTCTCTTTTTCTGATCATCTGTTTTGTTTGTCCAGGTAGAAGAATCTGGGGAAGTATCAAAATAGTCGTTAGCTTCAGACAAAGTAACGTAGCTATTAGCATTTTCTCCTTTTATTGTTGCGTTTATAGTAGCTGCCACGATTATTAAAGTAATTTAGTTTTATTGTAGCGTAAAGAAAAAACCCCACCAATAATTGATGAGGTTCTTTTTGCTTTGCAACTTAATACTATTAAGGATTAGTTCCTGTATCAAGTGGTGAGTTAACAATTAGCTCAACAATTGGAATTAAATCAGCATCATATGTGATTGCCCAGTTATTATCGTTAGCTAACAGTGCGTTAGTTGGGTTATCAGTAGCAGCAGTCCACTTAGTTCCCATAACGTGATAAGCACTATGATAATCAACAGACATAACATCTTGCTTAGATAAGATGTTTCTA